TGTCCACCGGCAGCGAGATGGAGCGAAGGCCGTACTGGGTGGAACAGAAGGTGATCCGGCTGCCTGTGTAGCTGGTGAGGTAGTTCTGGGTGAGAGTGCTGCCGCTGACATACCAGCTGGACAGCAGCAGGGCCCCGAACTCGCTGGCCCCGTGGTCGTTGATATAAAAATCTTCCATGGTTCATCACCTCCGGAAGCCCAGTTCCTCGTCCATGTAGGACGCGGTAGTGCGGGCCATTTCTCTGCCGTCCACGTTGAACACCGCCGTCAGGCTGCCGGTGTAGCTGGCTGTGAGCTGCTGCGCTGCACTGGAACCGGTGCCGTTCTGGGTGCGGGAAATGCTTTGCTGGTTTGCAGCGGAAGCGGCCTGCGTGCGGCGGGTGAGCTCTGCGGCGGTGATCGTGTCACTCTGGGTGTAGCCGCTGCTGTCCGGGTGCGGCAGGGCCAGCGTCTCGTCGGAGGCGCTGCCGTCATCGGCAGAGCCGCCCTTGCGGCCATACTTCTTCCACAGGAACAGCCCCAGTCCGGCAATACCGGCCACCAGCGCAATGATGGCAAAAACCTCCGGGTGGGCTGCGATCAGGCCGCCCACCTTGCCAACAAGGCCCGCCACGGCCTTGCCGATGGTGCCAATGCCGGACACGGCGGCGCCCACCAGCTTGCCCATGCCGCCGGAGCCGGACAGCCCGCTGGCAATCTCACCAATGCCCTGGATGGTGGCTCCGGCACCGTTTTTGATGCCGCTGCCCAGGATGCCGGACACAGCCCCAAAAGCACCCTGCAGTCCGCCGCCGGCGTAGGCCTCGTTGATGGCAGTCAATGCTTTCTTGGCCCAGGCGGAAACAGTGTCCCGCTGGCTCTGGTTCACCTGACCCCAGATGAGCTTGGTCACCGTCTCGGCAATGCCGGCCCAATCCTTGTTCTTGACGGCGGAAATGCCGTCCTTGATGATGCCAAAGATGCCGCTGCTCAGCTCGCTCTTGGCCCCTGACAGGGCCTCGTCAATGCGCTTCTGGGTGGCAGTGACGGAGGTGTCGATCTGCTGGGCGGATTCCTCCACCTTGTCCTGCACGCCGTCCACATAGGTGATGATCTTCTCGTAGGTCTCGCGGCCGCTGGCACCGATGCGCTCCCCGGCCTCGGTGACGGTCTGCTCCACATGGCGGGACCCGTCGGCATAGATCTTGGTCACCTCGGCAGTGGTGACGGTGGCCCCGTCCTTGTAGCTGGTGGCCGTTTTCTTGGCCGTGTCGGTCAGCACCTTGGACATGTCGGCGTAGGACTTCGTCACCTTCTGGGTCACGCCGTCCACCTTGGTGGTCACCAGGGTGTATTCCCGCTCGACGCCGTTGACCATTTCCTTGCCGGATTCGGTCACTTTCTCGGTCAGGCGGTCAAACTCCTTGCCGGTGCTGTCCCGGATGTGCTCATTGACTGATTCCACCGTGGTCTCCACCTGCCCCAGGGCGTTCTGGGAATAGGTGGTGTAGTTGTCGGTGGTGGAGCGCAGGACGGTCTCGGTGGCTTTCTTCGTGGAGGATTTGGTGCCGGAACTGCCGGAGGAGGACGGGATGTCACTGACGATGACCCCGCCGCCG